TTTTGACTTGGGTTTAGATACTCGTAGTTACCTTTGTTAAATATATTATCTAAGTACGACATATTTGGTTTGATAAAGAAAAGGGAAAGGGGATTAACCCTTTCGCCTTTCTAATTAATTTAATCTACTATGCAGCAGCAACACACTTAACAGCAGCTTCTTTTCCTGCAGACTGAGCAATCAATCCATCAAGTAAAGTAGAAAGTACAAGTGAAGTACCACCACTTAAAGACTGAGAGTAAGGGTCTACTAACACGTCTAGTCCACCGAACATAGCTAAGTGAACTTTCTCCATATCTAACATTAAAGCTCTTGCTTTAGTGTCTCCCGAACCATTACCTACATTTGCAGATATAGCGTAAGGAATGTTAAGAACAGTTCTATCAACTAAGTTCATAGAAGCAGCATTGAAAGCAGAACCATCTTTAGCAGCGATTTGAGCAGCTAAGTCAGCATAAGCATCACCATTCAATAATAATTTAACTGAAGATTTGTTTACATCATTACCTTGAGTAATCATATCGTTGTACATTTCTTGAACTCGAGCTAAAGCTAAAGAACTTGTCCAAGTTGCTGTAGCAGCAGTTCCATCTGCAAAGATAGACTCAGGACCTGTAACATCAGCTACATTCAATAAGTTCTTCTCAAATTGAGCCATAATTGCACTTGCAAAGTTTCTTCTGAAAGCAGCCTCGATAGAAGCGTTTTGAGCTAAAGCAGCGTTAGAAACATTAGTTGCAGCAACAATAGTGTGAGGGTTCAACTGACCACCACCGATAGTACCTGCTGGTGTTTGTGCAGAAGAACCATTTTCAGGAATAAAACCTGCAGTAATTCCTGCTACGATTGGAATTTTTTGAGAAGCAGAAACACCTGTGTACATTGTAGCACCATTTCCAACTAATACAGAAGCAGCAAACATATCATCTACGAAAGACTTAACCTCTACTGGTTGAGAATTATCAGTTAAAGCTGTGTTTGCACGAGATTCCAAAGCAGAGTGAGGTATAGCCACACCTTTGAAGTTTTGAGAAGGATTCTCGTTACGAGCCTCTTGATCCATTTCACGAACAAGACCTTCAACACGACCACTTTTAGCAGCGTTAAATGCATCTACAAAAGAAAATGCTCGTAATTCTTTAGAATCAGAAACATTTTGAGTTGCGTGAGAAACAGGAATAGAAACTGCTTCAGCGTTTAATTTTTCTTGACGCTCAACTACCTCAATGTCTTTAGCTAGTTTGTCAATGTTAGTCATCATACCATCGTATGAAGTTTGCTCGTCAGCACTAAAGTCACGAGACTCACCTTTAGCCAAGTTTAACAAAGTATCAGCTTTTCCGATAAGCTCTGCTCTCTCTTGACGAATTTCAATCGAATTTTTCATATTCGTTTTTTTAATTTTAATTCGTTACTTAATAAATTTAACTTTGAATCATCAAATGATTCCTCAACCTTTTGCTCCACTTCTTCCACTTGAGGGGTTTCTTCTATAGTCGCTTCTGTTTCAAAAGCTTCTTTAGAACGAAGTGCAACATCAGTATTAGCGTAAGCACCAACACCGACTATACTGACATCGACCAACCGACCAATCTTATTGATTTGTCTACGAGTTGTATCTCCATCTTTACTCCAATCATCATCAGTCACAGTAAATGCAAATGAAGATTCATAAAGTAAACCTCTTTTCATTAATTCTGCTACATCATTACCAGTTGTTGTATTAGGTAAAGTAGCATCGTATCGTAATCCTCTTTCATCAACCGATAATTGTAAAGTACCTCCGATATTTCTATCTAAGATTAAGTTAGGGTCGTGATTGAAAGTTAAGATTACATTATCTTCTAAGCGACCATCAAAAGCTCGTTTAGAAATTGTTTCTCTAAAGCCTAAATCTCTACTATCTGTATCGAACAAGGCAGCGTAACCACTTACTTTAGTTTCTTTTGAACTTTCATCCAATCGAACCTCGTAGTTACCATTATATATTCTAGTTTCTTTATTTTTCATATTGCAACTTGTTTAATAAATTGCTACTATATCTCTTGCAGTTGTACCAGTTCTGTAAACTCTAGTAACGAAAATACCTTGTAAGTATGTTCCCGAAGGTACATTCTTTAAAGTAACAGTTGAACCACCAAATAAATTTACTTTTATGTGACCACCTGTACCTATATATAGTTCAGCTTTTTCTTCACTTAAATCAACAGTATCACTATTTGAAACTGATTCAGCAAATGAACCTTTTTTAACTAAAAACTTCTTTCTTCTTTTTTGTTCTTGATTTAGTGCCATTTTATTCTATATCTTTTCTTGTTGTTCCTTCGCCTAAACTATCTAAAGGCATCATATTACTTTGCATATAAACATTTTCACTTGGTCCACCCATAGAGTTCATATCTTCAAAAGCTCTAACCTCATCAGGTGAAATAACACCAATGTTTACAAGTGTTCTATAGTAGTCTGCTCTTGACTTAGAGTCACCTCTTAGAAGGGCAGTTAAATTGAATTTAAAATATTGTGAGCCTTTCTTATTGAAAGGAATTAATTTTTGATTAAGTGCCATCTCAATACGCTTAATCCAAGGAGTGATAGTGTGTACCACAAAATCTATCTGCTGTGCCTCTATGTTAGAGTATGTAGCGTTAGATAAATCGTTAACTAAATGGTTAGGCACTCTAAATACACGACAAATATCACTAATTTGATATTGTCTAGTCTCTAAGAATTGTGCCTGATTGTTCGGAATCTGTCGACTAGTGAATTTCATTCCTTCTTCTAAAATTGCAGTTTTACCTGCGTTGATAGAACCACTATAAGTTTGATTCCAACTAGCTCGTAATCTCTTAGCAGTCTCAGGCTTTAATGTTCCTGGATGTTCGAGGATTCCCCCGATAGAGGCTCCATTTTTGAAGAAAGAACCTGCAAATTGTTCGATAGATAAAGATATACCTAAAGATTCTGCTGCACTTTGTATTGGTGACTTACCCATAACTCCATCAGTAGATAATCCCTTAACGTGGATCATATTCTCTGAAGTTACTTTACCAGTAATAGGGTAAGGTATAGTTTCGTTTTGCTCTATTTCATAATAAACTTCTCTACCATCAGGTGATACATAGACACTTACATCATCACATTGGATAGGGATTATTTGAGTAGGTAGACCGCCATTGTTTCTTTCAATGTAAGCAAAGAAATTTCCATCGAGGCAAAGGTCTACTAAAGCTCTTTCAAAAAAGCTGAAAGAATTGTAGAGAGTTGAAGGTTGCTCTCCTACTAAAGAGTGAAGTGGATTGTCAGATAAGATATATCTTTTGTTATCTGCATCTTTTTCGTATAACGAGATAGGTAGAGAAGCTATTGTTTCAGAAATTACTTTTACACAACTCCAAACTGTCGATAGCTGTAAAGAGCGTTCTTTTGAAATTGGTTGGTTAGATGAGTTGCCCATTATTGAAGCGTTCCCATATAAACTCGTGTTGTAAAACCTTTCCTCTTGGTTAGGTTGTACTTGCTGTGGTTTTCTTCTGAAAAAATCTAATATGTTTGCCAAATCCCTAGTGGTTTAATATACCTTATCCATATAGATATATATAAAAAGGGTTTTTGTGAACCTTTTACTTGTATTTTTTTCTAAGATGACCTGTAATTCCTTTGATATACTTGTAGATTTGCCTTGTAGAAACACCCATAATCTTAGCTATTTCAGTGACTTTTAGGTTATAAACGTACTTTAACTCAACTATTTTCTTCTCTTTTTTAGTAAGTAAGTGCTGTATATCAAGCCAAATCTTGTCAGCTAATGGATTATATTCTTCAGTATCGTCAATATCAATGAAAGGTATTTGCTGTCTGTACTTTTTGTGGAATGGTGAAGTGCTAGAGAATACTTGGTTGGTGATTATCCTAGCTATATAGAATTTAAAGTAACCTTGTTCGTAGATAGTTTGTACAGACTCTTCGCCTTGATTAAGCAAAATTAAGCACACCTCTTGCACTAAGTCATCTACAAGGTAAAGGTTTTTATTGCTCCTAAGAACATTCGTACAAATCTCTCTAATTGAGTTGTACTCTTTTTCTACTATCTCGTTCTTAGATAAAAAATATTTCTTTGTCATCGTAAGCCGATCCACCTTTGTTTTTATTTTCCATAGCCTCAGATAGTGCCATAATACAAGCTACGATACCATCAATTTTTTCGTTACTTTTTGCTTTATTAGGTTTTACATTACCTGCTGGGTCAAACGTAAGTACCACATTACTCATCATCCATCTAAGAACTGGGTCTCCTCCGTGACGAATCTTTCCACTAAGAATTAATGTTTCAAATTCTTTAGTTGCAGGTGACATAGTTTTAAATCCTTGACCTACAGGAATACAAGGACAGCCATCTTCTGTCAGGTCGATTATTAGCTGTGACGAGTTCCATCTATCGTATGCAACTATCTGAATATCATATAGTTC